GGATAATGTAAGTGTGATTACTTTGAATGGTAACGTCTCGGGGGATAATGTGAATACAATTACACTTTATGGTAATGTCTCGGGGGATAATGTAAGTGTAATTACTTTGAATGGTAATGTCTCGGGGGATAATGTAAGTGTAATTACTTTGAATGGTAATGTTGTCGCTGATAATGTTGTTTCTACGAACGGAATGTATGGTACTATCAAGGGTGCAAACACTATAAGTGCTTCCAATATTTATGTAGGTACAGGTGCATATGATCTTAATGGTTATGATTTACGGGTCGAAGGTGATACAGAAATTACGGGTAATTTACTCGTAGGTGGTACAACAACAACCGTAAACACCGAAAATCTCGTTGTTAAAGATCCAATTATTCAACTTGGCGATGCATCAGCGTCAGTCGATTCCGGTTTATTACTTGCGCGCCCATCTGATACAGACAATGTATACGTAGGGTACGACCAAAATAGAACGGAGTTTGCTATAGGTTTTACCGATAATCACGCAGGTGATTTTGATATAACTATAAAACAAGGTGAAGATTTCACTTTGAATGTATATGGTAACGTAGAAGCAAATTACTTGTTCGGTAACGGTTCCCAGCTTACAGGTATACAAACGGCAACACCAAACTTACACGATGTAGTGAATGTTGATAACGTAACATCCAACGTTGTCCAGTTCTCAAATGCAACAGCCGGTATAAAAATAGCTTCAAACATCGCATTCGATGATAAGATTACATTACAATCTTTAACATCAGGCTCCAAAAACGGGTTTTTTGTAGTAGATACAATACAACTCGATCCAAATTACGCATCCCCAACACGAAACGTTCTATCATACGATACGACAACAGGTCAAATTTATGATTCTGGGGGTCAAGGTGGTTCGTCGTTCCAAAACATAACCGAACAAGATGCAAACGTATTCATTGGTTCAAATTTGATAATAAATACATACGGTTCCAATGTACTCACGGTTGGAGGTAACATTTCCGCGAATAACATTACTCTAGGTGAATTAACCATAGCGGCATCACCGTTTGGTTTAGACGATATTGTAAGTTCAGCATCAGGATCAAATGTAACTTCTAATGTACTTCAAATTGAAGGTATAGAATCAAACGCTATCACAGCAAATACTATATCAGTTTCAGGGAACACAACTTCACAGAATATTAAATTAACGAACACAGACATATCAGCTTCAATAGCTTCGGGTACTATAACGGTCGATGCAAAAGAAAAAACCTATGGAACAGCACCACTCGTCGTCTCTACAACCGACGTTTCGAATCTCGTATTCTCCAATCTCATAACAGGTGCACAGATCGTTATACCTATACTCGCGAGTGGAGGTGACATAAACATTTCATCCACCATGACGAACGTCAACTTTTATTCCATGACATCTAATGTTTCGGTCACCCAAGATAAACACGCACTCATGACCCTATCGAACCTTTACGGGAACATTTATATGAATGCAATCGGGTTTTCGTAATTTAAAAAAATAAAACCTTACTATAATATAAAATATGTCTGGAGGTATTGCTCAACTCGTTGCTATAGGTGCCCAAGATGCGCACCTCGTCGGTCAGCCCGAAGTTTCATTCTTTAGATCTAACTATAAACGTCACACGAATTTCGCCCAAACTGTCGAAAGACAAGTTATCCAGGGCAACCCAAGTGCCAATGGTATGTCCACCGTCCGCTTCGAAAGAAAGGGGGACATGCTTGGGTATGTCTACATTGCTAACAGAGCCGGCAACATTACCGATTGGTCTGATCGTATTTCGAAAGTTGAACTCTTAATAGGTGGTCAAGTTATTGACGAACAAGATTATACATTTTCCGCATTACACGCAGAAAGAGTTGTATCCCAAACAGCTTCTAAAGCTAGACTGGAACCATTCGTACCAAAAAGTTTTTATCCACTCCGATTTTCGTTCTGTGAAGACGCTCAGTCGGCTTTACCATTGGTCGCACTCCAATACCACGATGTTGAATTACGAATTACATGGGGTAGTAACACTACATCTGATGCGGAAGTTTATGCCCAATTCATTCACCTCGATACGGATGAGCGTACCGCTTTGTCTTCCGCACCACAAAATATGCTCATTACTCAAGTTCAAAAAGTCATTCCTTCGAATTCCAAAATACAAGAATTACCATTTAATCACCCAATAAAATACTTAGTTTCCACAACTTCTACTAATATGGCAGACACTTCTTCAGATAGAACAAAACTCAAACTCCAAATAAACGGTGTAGATGTAGGAGATTATAAAACTGTCGTACCACACTTTGCAGAAACCCCATT